CGTGAGAGGGGCTGTCTGGCCCCACCTAAAATAAGATAAGAGGAGGCCATTTCATGACATATTTCGACAACGGCTTTGCACGGCTCTACCAGGCCGATGCGAGGCATCTCCCTATCCCTGACAGCAGCGTGGACTGCGTGGTCACTAGCCCACCTTATTGGGGGTTGAGGGACTATGGGTTAGGTGAATGGGTTGGGGGTGATGAATATTGCGAGCATCAGGTCGGCAGATTTGAATATGCAGTAAGCAGTAAACAAAAAAGCAACTCAGCAAGTGCAGGGCATCAAGCCAAAGATACTTGCCCGAAGTGCGGCGCAAAGCGTATAGATGAACAGCTAGGCCTAGAACAAACCCCAGAGGCATACTGTGCCAACATGGTCGAGGTGTTCCGAGAGGTGTGGCGTGTACTGAAGCCCACAGGGACTGTGTGGCTGAATCTTGGGGATAGCTACAGTAGTGGGAGCAGAACAACCACAACCAATGACACGCTACGCAAAGACACGCTTGTTAATGTTACGCGCACCCCTGTGGTAGAAGGAATCAAACCCAAAGATCTCGTTGGCATCCCGTGGCGTGTAGCCTTTGCATTACAGGCAGATGGGTGGTATCTACGCTCCGACATCATCTGGAGCAAGCCCAACCCCATGCCAGAGAGCGTCACAGACAGGCCAACCAAGGCGCATGAGTATGTCTTTTTACTCACCAAGAGTCCGAGATACTACTACGATGCCGATGCGATAAGGGAACCTGCACAAGATTGGGGCATACGAGATAGGACTAATGGCAAATATCATAACGAAGGGACGGGACTCCAGCCCCATAGTGGGTTGGCTAATTCAAATAACGCAGAGTCAGGCCGCAACAAACGCTCCGTCTGGGAGATAGCCACCCACCCTTATCCCGAAGCCCACTTTGCCACATACCCTGAGAAACTGGTCGAGCCATGTATCCTGGCAGGGACATCCGAGAAAGGTAACTGTGCTGAGTGCGGTAAGCCGTGGGAGAGGATAGTGGAAGCATCTGGTGGCACGATAGGAGAGGGATGGCATGACCATACAGACGATCTAGCCAGAGGCATGAGAGATAACTCCAGTGGTAAGTCCACCGATGGTACTTATAAGCGTGAACATAAGGGCTGGCAACCAACCTGTAGCTGCAATGCCGAGGTGGTTCCTGCAACTGTCCTCGACCCATTCGCAGGGTCAGGTACTACGTTAGCCGTAGCACAGAGACTAGGACGCAAGAGTATAGGGACGGACTTGAGCGAGGAATATCTGAAGCTGGCATCAAAGAGGCTGGGTGCAATTGCTATGCCAATGATCCTGTTTTAAGAGCCGTGTCAGCGGTGCTTCCCGACCTTATCGGCTTTCCGTGACTTCTTGCGCTGACGCTTCTTCTGCTTAATTGATTTAACTTTACCCATAATGACTACAAGCTATATTCCACGTATCCGTCAGGAGTCCACCTGAACCATTCGCCGTTTTCCTCTTTTGTCCACGGCCCTAATGCTCCCTTGCTTCCCCCAAAGTAAGGGCGTGCGTGGTTCTCTGCCATTAACACTTCGTTAACATTTCGTCCGTCAACAAAGAGAGTGCCGAGGATACGCCCAAACTTGCCCTTGCCCTCTTTAGATGTCTGTAAGTATACCTGCTTCTTACCCCGCTTACCCGGGATACTAGATGCAGTCTTCAGTAATTCCTTGATACGCGCCTTACTTGCCAGTCCAAGCGCCTTTTCCTTGAGGTTTCGTGTACGGCTTTCAGGGGTATCAATTCCCATTAGCCGAATCCGCTCTTTATAGACCATATCAAACCCTAAGTCTATGTCAGCATCTACTGTGTCACCGTCTACCACCCTGGTGATGACACAACGGTAAACATAATTAGGCTCCATCGCTATCCTCGACAATTTCTTCAAGACTGGCGTTTATGTTATTGCCTGCTGTATTGTTTGCGCCAACCGTTATCCAGTCCAGTATTGCCTGTAGATACTGATCGGCTTCCTGTATAAACCCTTTGCCTGTAGCACCTATATCACTACTGTTAGATAGACTACGCAACAATATATGCGCTACGCTGACTCTCTCACGGACAGGCGCCTTGAGAAGAAACTCAATAGCATGACGTGCATCAGAACTTAAAATCGTTATCATATATACTCCTGTGTGCCCCGTATTTGCCCACTACGCTAATCTAAGCCCCCTGCGTGTGGTTTACCCCTGGAGGAAAGAACTGAATAGCCCTATCAATATCAGGGTTGTCGGTACTACCGCCGCCCAAAGCCAGATTGGTGATTGTATCATTGGTATCCCTACTGCGCGACAGGTACTGCCATCGCAACTTCCACGTTCTCTGTGTTAATAAAAGACTTATAGACCACACTTGTTTCTATCTGAAACGCTTTAGTTGCAAGGTTGGTATCTCCTCCCACCTCATTAAGTACCACTTCCAGGGTTCCGGCCTTGATCCGGTCAATTTTGCAGCCACCCCCTTTACTATACAGGTTGGACAGCCGTAGAACATCCACCTTGCCGTTCACTCCTGACGATGCAGCAGTAATTTTCATCTGGTCATAGTAGGAATCAGACGTAACCATGTCAGTAGCGCGGTTGCCTCCATTGATGCCTCTATCTCTTGGAGTCCCTGCTGTTGCAGCAATGGACTGGCCGTCACTGGCATTCCCTCTGACTATGAGAGTGTGTGCTTCTATGTTGCTTAGTGTAAGAGTTTCGCACCTCCATCTGTCCACTATCATATGGCCTACTTCCAGGTACGTTCCAGTGAAAGCAGGGTCTACCACAGTAGGTAATCCACCCACGATGATCACGTTAGTCTCGCCAGTAGGTAAGGCAGAGCCACCATACGCTGTGCCTAACGTAGTATCAGTGATCTCAACCAGGCCCACGGGCGTTGTGCCCAAGTCCAGGCGTAGGGTATTGAACTCCTGCTCATAGAATATAGGTGCATCTATAGGAGCGTTGTACACGCCTGCGTGACCTGCGCTGAATGACGGCGGTTGCATTACTTCCGCTGCTACCACACCAGTGGTAGCTACGCTGCCGCCGATTAAAAGACTTACAGCCATGTTCGGTGAGACCCCCATCATGCGGAGGGCACTGTATGGTAATTTGAGAGTTGTAAATAACGCTCTCCATTTAGCTGATTCATTCTGTAGATAGTCAACGGTCGATAAGACCCTGTCTCGCCACGCTCTTAACTTGTTGTAGGTCCTCACTGGCGATGCCGTTACATCCCACCAGAAGAACTGCAACGCGGTGAAAATTCCAAGGCCAAAGTTATCATTCATAGCACTACTCCTGCTCTAAAACCTTGAGCGAAACTCCCCCAAGAAATCCGAATACACTACCGATTACGGCTGTAACCACCTCGGTTGCACCCATCTGCATACCAACCCACATGCCGTACAATCCAAAGACAGTACCACATACAACTGCTGCCATTATTTGTGGTCTTAATCGGCCCATATCAGCCCTCGCCGTTCTTTCTTGGCCCTGTCAAAATGCCAAGTTTCCCACCTAGTTCTCCCCACTCCGGCACCGTGATCTTGCCATCCCTAAACGCCTGTATGCCCCATTCAGCAACGGCTCGCCGTTCATGTGCCGTGTCCAGCTTTGAGACCATTCGTAACGCAAGCTGGAATAGCGCCCGCTTGTCTGCCGGCAAGAACCGCATAATTAGATCTATCATCTTACACCTCCGTTGTGTGTAGGTTCAGGCATCAGTCTCTCCCTCACCTCAACATTCATATCCGATAGCTTTAGCCTGTGCCGTATAAACTCCAGTGGCGCCTCGATATCGAAACTCTGACACGAAAACAGGTCTGTACGACACTCCCGTCCGTGAACATGGACGGTAGCGTGACTCTCTGACAGTGCCGTCCATCCGTCCCATGTGTCCCTCGTCCCAAGGACTATCGGACCCATGACGATCTGCATCCCCACCAGAGATGCCACATCCCGCAGGAACTGCTCCAGGTAAGATGGAGTGAAAGCCATCATCGTGTGGCCGTCCACCATTAGATGAGTTCCTGGGCCAATCATAACTCTCCATTAGCGCTTTTTCCTTGCAGGCAGGCCCTTACGCTTGGTACTGGCATAGTCATGGAGTTGCTGTGCAGACATGCCAGTCTTGGTACGTTTACCTGCTCTTTTACGAGCAAGCTCTGCACCCATAAGTCTCTGTTGTGCCTTGGATTTAGCAGGCATTACTTCTTCTTGCCTCTCTTGCTCTGCTTGTGAGCCTCTTTCCCGGTAACATACTTCCCGCTCTTGCCCCTGTAAGTCTTGCCATACTTATGAGCCATATTATACCTCCTCGTACTAGATAGCTGTTCTGGCAACTTCACGAAATGTAGTTCCATCATACACCAACATGAGTGTATCATTCGCAGTTGCCGAGAAGTTACTCGCCCCAGACAGAAGGATCGACGCTTCACTCCCTGTGGGGCTCCCTGCATTATGAGTCACTGTCACACTCGCATCGAACTGTAGTACCACGACCGAGCCATTCTGCCACCCAGAGTTGTCGATGTGGTTAATGGTGGTCGTTCCTGTGATATCAAAGTAGTTGCCATCCGTGCCGAGAGTGATCTCATCCGCAGATGCAACGTCAGCACCCTTATGTGCTTGCAACCTGCCTGAAAGCACAGACGAACTTACAAACACAGGCAAACGCCGGTAAGAGGAATGCAGAATGCGTTCCAGTGTAGCTACCCGTTCTTCCAAAGGGGCTGGCACTATCCCACCTCTGCGAGCACAACGTCACATTTATACTCTGGGAACTGGTGATATCCGTTCCTCACCTCGGTCTCCTTCATCTGTCCCGGAAGCATGACACAGTTACGCGTCCCTCCCTCCGTGTCAGTGACCACAACCTCAGCTCCCTGGGTGTCCCATGTGCGAAGCTGGTTCCGTTTGGTCTTGGATTGGTTCTCCACCATGCCGTTGTTGAGAACAAGTCCGTTTGTCATGTAAAAGCTGAGAGGAAGTAATTTCACCGCTGAGGGCCTAAGCTGGCAAGTCAGGGCAAAGTCATGGAGTTCGGGTGAGGTCGCAGGAGAAGGCTCCACCGTCCTGCGATTGAAAGTAAATCGCAACTCGATCTTGTAGAACGTTATACCAGCACTGAAGGATATAGCCTGGTTAGCACTGGTAATCGTACTCGTTGACTGAGAGCCTGTAATATATGTCCAGGAACCGCCGTCAGTACGGTAGCGTACCTCGATGTAGTGGTTGCTGAATATATCCGCATTAGTGTTATGTGTCGCCGCAGTCGTTCCTGCATACCCGCGGGTGACAGTGATGGTTCCTGAAGCGATAGAGGCAACCAACATATCCTCGCTGTCGATAGTAACAATATCTCCCGCTCCGATCTTACCCGACGGGTTAACATCTACGTCAATTACAGTCTCCGATGCATCAAGTGCCTCATCGGTATCGACTGCCGTGTCCGTGTTTGCGGTCAGGTTCAGAGTGTTACACACTATATCCTGTGCCCTCTTGAGAACATTGGGAAACCCTGCATCGAAGGCTACTGTAAATGCCTCGCCGTCCGTTGAGGAAAACCCATCGTCAGCATCGTGAGTATCATGTGTTATAAAGTACGGAAGTAAGTTACTGCCCGGACCAGACGTGGCGGTGCTCTCCACTCCAACCCATAACCTGTGATGCTCAACATCACCGCTGGTAATGGCTTCCAGAAGCATTGCAGCATGATCTGCGTCGGTGCCAGTGGTATAGCTAACACTACCCACCATTGTCCAGTTGTAATCATTGATGCCAATAGTGTAAGGGTTCTCCGTCATCAGGATGTTGTACCGTGTGTTCCCTTCCTCGAGCACCATGATATATAACCGGTTCGGCTCCCCGTGTCCAGCTACTACGCGTCCGTGATACTGGGTCTGGTCAGGCATAGTTATCGAAAAGGATATGTCCCTGATAGCCCAGTTGGTGGTATCCAACTCCCATAGACCCCCGCCGTGCAGGGGTATAAACACAAGATCGTTCCATGCCCATGCCCCCTTACCAAAGTCATTGTGGCCAAACGCAGTTAACTCAGGACGAAGGTTCGTTACAGTTCCGTCCGCTTCCAGACGGTAGATACCATCTGTCTTGATAACAATCAGGTCATCTCCCACACCCACAAGGCCCGTTATGGCCGAGCCGGAGTCCCCAACAGACGTTGCGGTGGACCAGTTCACCATAGCCGTTCCGTCAGCGGTTGATCGTACCTGGTGCGGATTCTCCGTGATCTCATAGATATCTGTGGCCTGGGTGTGTGTCGCAGCCACGGAGCCTCTATAGCCCCGTACTACGGTAATGCTCTTTGTGCCGTCTGCTACTGCCGTTACCAGCATAAGCTCAGAATCCATGCGTATAACATCGCCTGCTGCAAACTGATCACTGGGTGTACCCGTGGTCTTTATAATTGTCTGCGATGTACTGACG